TCAACAACTGGCCTGTACAGGTAACAACTGTGAGTTATGACATGAAGATGATTGAGTAACCCTCAGACTTACCTACGTCCTCTGGCTTCTCTTTAGGGTCATAGGGCGTAGGTATTCCCTCCGCTTGCATCTTCTTGATACGATCCTTTGACTTCTGACACATCGTGTGGTACTCCATAGATGTGTAATTTACTGTGTGGTCTTTATTTTTCTTCATCGCTTTCTACTCCAGATAAGGCTGAGGTTAACATTCCAGCGCCTGCTATGTTTTTACTTACTTCTAAATAATCCCTTAGTTTTGCAACACCTTCGTAGTCGCTAAAGACTCTCTTCTGGTACGCAGTGGCAGACTCTCCTTTGTTTCTAGAGATGCCTGTTAACTCCTCTATTCGACTTAGGTCTACATCAACTCCTCCTGCTGCGGGGTACGTCTTCTTAGTTCCTATTTCAAAAGAGTGTATCGGAACCACATTAATTAGTGCGTTACCGCCCGGTGGGTTGACTCCAAACATATCGTGGCCGTCTGATCCCATTGCCCATCCTTTATGGTTGTTTACATCTATAGCTAAGAACTGGTTCATTCCTCCTAAATCTTGGGCGGCTGACTTGGTTGTGTCTTGAAGCGTGTAAATACCGTCCCCTCTGTCTGTCATCTTTATTTCAGGAGCACCTTCAAAGAAGTCAAAAGCCTTCTGTTGGTTTTCTGTGACTTTTTTACCTTGGCTTTTATTGTAAACACCTTTCCAGTAGTCCTGCTGTACGCTAGAGGATGTAGCGTCTTTGGGTAGGGTGTCGCTGGATACCGCCTTTCTTACTCTATCGTTGTTAGCGTGTTTGGCGATTGATAAGTACTGCCTATAGAAATCTATGCCCTCAGCGTCCGGTAAAGCCCTCCTAGCGGCGTCTAGCGACGGCTTACTAGCTAGAGACCTAGACACAGAAGACGCTGTTGTAGCGACTCCTGTGGCCTCTCCTGACAGCTTCTCTCCCGATAACGGTCTACGGACTACAGCCGTAGTTCCTCCTGCTCTGTTGTCCGCCTTATGGACTACCTTAACGTGGTTTGCAGCAGCGTCAATAACAACATTAGGTGTATCAGGCTCTAGAGAACTTAGAGCATTCTTGAGTCTGGGTGTTTCACTTAAGTCAAAACTGTCCTGAACGTATCGCTGCACTTCTGCACTGCTCTGTACTACGTTGTCCCCGCCTTCAGGCGTCTTTGTGTTTTGTTTATCCATGTGTGAACTAGCGAGCATATTGCCCGTCTGTACGCTCTGCTTAGGATTAGTAACGTACTCTTCTCTACGTCCCTGTCCCGTCCCTATTACGCGTCGCTCGGCAGCTAAACGAGGGTTAAAAAGCTGTCCAAACATTGAAGGTATTGCCGGTACTGTAGCTTTAGCAAAAGCCCCCACAGGGTCACCGCTATAAAAACCCGGCATTTCAGTTGGTGTGTTGTCCATGAGCGCATTTAAGAGCTTACCCGTAAACTTAGCTCCGGGAACAACACTACCTGCTTCTAACGCGTTTGATGCGTTTCTAAGAGTTCTAGGGTACTCCTGCGCTTTCTGTTTAACTTGCTGTCCCATGTCCGTTTTCATCAGAGCATCAACTAAGCCTAAATCCGGCACTAAAACGTCAACCGCTCCAGTAATAGGCGAGAGGACTGTACCTACGTTACCTGCAAACTCTGCTAGAGATTCTTCTGCGTACCTACCCAGATTGTCTAAAGTGAAACCGTCTCTATTAATTTCTTTGTATAGCTGACGTCTGGCCTGAAGAGCGGATTTGCTTTTATCTATTCCGGCCCTAGCGTCCCTAGTTATAGTTTCTTTGAACTTCTCAATAGCCTGTCGAGAGTATTCCCTCTCTGTTTCTCTGGCCTTTTCCCTCCAGTATTTTCTACGAAGCGTGTAAGCATCATCTGCCACCTTGAGGCTCCTCCTCGTACTCTCTAGCTTGGTTCATTAAGTCAACAATTACCAATCTATCTAAAGATAAAGCCTCAAGTCCAGCAGGGCTTGTTACTGCTTTCATTGTTTTGTCAATAGCAGACAGAAGTTCAGCGTAAGACTTTAACACCGTTGCCTTACCGTGTCGTCTAATCTGAGATGACAGGGCAGTACCTACAGCAACCCCAGCTATAGGGGCAGCTACAGCAGGAGAAACAAAGGAGGCACCAGTAGCAAGTACAGACAAAAGGGTTGTAGAAAGGCTAATACCTGTGTTGTCTTTTATTATCTGCATCGCCCTTGCCGGAGCGTTAGAGCCTTCCCTGTTTCTTTTGTTTACCATTCTATCTAAGGCTGTTAGAGACCTAAACTGTTGGTCTAACAGGTGATGTACTTCATCCCCTTTTGTATTAGCTTTTAGATAGTTGTTTAAAACATTACGAACTTCTTTTGCAGCCATTGCTTGATAAGTTGATACGTCAGCTTCTATTGTTCCTCCTGCTGAGTGTACAGCTTTATCAAACTTTCTACGGGCTTCTAAAATACCTATTAAGTCGCCACCTTCATCTTTAATACGCTGTTGCGCTAGGTCTATGTACTTTTTAATTTGCCTTTGTGCCGCGTCTGAAGCCAGAGCTACTACGTCACTGCCCATGAAATCTTGCATAGCAAAAGCAAACTCTTCTGATAAATCCTCTATGTCTACCTTCTTGTTTTGAGATTTTACAAAGTTGTTTAGCTTAGTCGCTTGAGATTCTATGTGTTTTTGGATAACATTAAAATTATGAGTGATTGTTCCGTAAGGCTTAAGTCCGGGTATTGTTTGGAGCGCATCTATAACATCGTCCTCAAACGCATTAGGAATCCATGTTTTTGAGCGAAGAGGCCCACTTAGAACTACCTCGTCTGCTGTGCTAAATTTCTCAGGCTCTATCATGTTAGTAATCGCCTGTTTTTCTTTTGACAGTTTTGTTTTTACTCCTAATGCTCTCGCGTCTCTAATTTTCTTGTCTAAGTCTATTAGGTCTGGTCTAGGAGAAAACAAAGCAGCCAGATCAAAAGAAATGCCAAGCGTTCGTTCAGCTTCTGCTATTACTGTAGGATACTGTTCTTTTAACTGCTTATACCCTTCGTAGGTATTCATGGCAGCTAGCAGACCCTGCTGACCAATAGGAGACTGAGACAGATAATCCCAAGCCGCGCCCAAACTTTCTCTAGCAAAGTCAGGTATTACAACCCCTAAAGCCTCACCAGTTAGTTCACCTCCAGTCCTAGCGGCCTGAGAAAGACCGATAGCTGCCTGCTGACCAATAGGAGCCTGAGACCCCCCATTAAAACCGGGAGGCGCAGGGATAGCTGCTTCGGCTGTCCTTCGTTGAAACTCAGGGACAAACTTAGCAGCAGCGCCAGCAAAGTCAGCCTCACCAAACCTACGTGAGACGCCTTCAAGGTAAGTTTCTTCATCAGCAACAGAGGGAGGCGGCGGCGTCGTGTCGTTAAGTGCTCTAAGCCTCTCTAGCCGCTGTACTTTGTAGTACCTGTCTAGAAGTTCTTGTTGATTAGACATATTAAAGACCTTATCGTTGTAAAGCTGCTTCTCGTTCCTTTAAGTAATCTTCCTGCTCTTCTACGGTCATATTCAAAAAATCTTCCGGAGAAAGGAGGCCTCCAGTTCCCGGAGCCGCTTTAGCAGGAACAATTACAGAAGGATAGAACGCTTGAGTAAGAGAAGCGTCGGCAGAGTCTCCCATCTTATTAAACACGTTAGTCCTCATGTCGTTGTACCCTTGGATCTTCCTAACGGCAGCGTTTCGGAACTCCGTAAGTATTCTTTTGAGGGATGAAGCGTCTACCCCTATATCTCCTCCGACAACTTGCAAGGTAAACGCCAAGTCCTTATCAGACAAACCAGTACCAGAACCTAAGTTTTTGATGTAGTCTGCAACGCGTTTACCTGACTCAGCAATGAACACCTCAGTGTCTGTTATCCTGCTTAAGTCGTCATACGGAATACCTAACTGATTAAACGCTTTTGCGGTTTTGAGACGAATCTCGGCGAGAGTGCCTGTGTACATATTATCAAGAGTAGGTAATACCCTATCTATGCTCATCACGCTTTCTGCTGACTGCTGTGCTTGAGTACTCAGTTCTATAAAATTTTCTGCTCCGAGGTCAGTTAATTTTTCTTGGAGTCCTTGAGCTATGTTTTCAACTCTCTGAACAGTAGGAGGCGCTTCTGTTAGGCCTAAATCTCCGGGACTTACAAAAGACTTTATAGCGTCATCATACACGGTAGCATACTTACTTGTTCGATAAACCTTAACGTTTCCGTTTTTGTCCATCCAAGGCTGCAAGTCTCCCACTAATCCATCTGTGTAATTATTAAAGACCTCATCGGAAACTGTTGCTAACCCTAGATCATCAAACTCCTCCGAGGAAACTCCTGCGGCGAGTGCTAGTTTTCTTCTAAGAGCGACCGGCATCTCTCCTACTTTTTTAATTTCAGCTTGTCTTAGGTCTTTAGCAATCGCATCCAATGTCTCGTGAGATGTTGCTCGTCTAGCTCTTGCTGCTACTTCAAATAATCTACTAGCTTCTGCTGACTTTGCTATAGCGTTTCTTCTGGCGTTTAGTTCCTCTTGTTCTTTTTGTACTGCTGTTATTGCAGAACCAGCTTCAGCCATAGCTAACGCTTGCTCAGGAGAGCCAGCAGCAGCAGAAGCAGCCGCAGACCGTTGAAGCAGAGCAGGATCTTGAGTAGCGTACCCCTGAAGTCCTGTCTGAAGTGCAGCCTGTGCAGCCCTACGCTGTTGCTCTTCCCTAATATTTCCGGGAATCTGAGCCAAGCGTCCGCCTACGTTAGCAATCGCCTGTCCAGTGAGCATACCGTATTGAGGGTTAGCTAAAGCCCCTATTACTTGTGGTGAAAAACGTGGCATTAGTTATCTCCTTTAATTACAAACTGCTCAAAAAGTCAAACAGCCCTTCTACGCCAGTTGCTGCTATGTTTCCTAGCCCCTGAACAACGCCCGGTATTACTCCACCGACCAAGTTCGCCTGTCCTAGCTGTGCCGCCAAGTAAGCATCCAAAGCAGACATACCTGTCTCTCCGTAGAGACCAGCGCCCTGACGACGAGCAACGTCTGCGATAGACACGAACGGAGAAGCCGCTGACAACATTCCCAACGCTTGTTGCTCTGGCAGATAAGAAGCACCTAGAGCGCCTAATCCTAACTGCTGTTGCATCTGCTGTAGTCCCATTCCTGTCCCCGCCATTTGAGACATGAGACCAGCGTACTGAGAGCCTAGCGCCGCTTGTTGTGCTTGTTCTGCCTGAGCCTGTTGTATTGACATCAGTGCTGCTTGGTTTTGTGCTTCAGTTTGTGCTTTTGATAGCGCAAGTTGTTCAGGCGTTCCTCCAAACTGAGCAGTCTGAACCCCTAGTCTTCCTTGAGACGCTAGACGCTCTTCTAAAGCCAAGCGTTGCCTCTGCTCTTCAGGACTCTGTAACGCCCTGATTTTGTCGTACATCATTGACTCTCTAGCGCCTGTAGGCAAGCTAGACTGGGCCATAAACTGAGCGCCTAAGCCTCCAGCTAGTCCCTGTAGTTGGCTCATTTGACCCAAACCGGGAACACCTTGAGTCAGATAATAGTTTGCTTGCTGACGTAAGGCTTCCTGTTGCGCTAGGGCAGCAGGAGACAAGCCTATGTTGAAGCCCCCTTCTGGAGTAGCCATGACTTGTCCCGATCCGCTTGTTACCGTAAACGGACGGAACGCAGTCATTCCGGGAAGTTGTGACGCTAGCTGACCTGCAGCAGTCATCGCTTGTTGACCTGTGGTTCCTATGCCTTGGTAGAGGTTACCTAAATCTACATCTGAACCAAAGATGTCTTTCATAAGACTAGAAATAAGACTCATAATGTTTTACCCATCAATGCTAATACGTTAATTTCCTGAATTGAAACTTCAGACCCGTTCATCTCAGTCTCTATACCTACGGTAATAATAGAACCACCGCTGGTTGCGTTAATAGACTTTCTAGTAATAGACGTGCCACCAGAAAACTCAGCGACGTTAAACTCTGCGTCTTGGTTGTAGAACGCTATAGAGCTAGTGTCACCACCTAGTGCAAACGAAGCTGACTTATAGTTTTCGTCTAAGTCATATGACCACTTAACGAATACCGTTTCTGTACCACCGCCTACTATTGTTGGTCGTATCTTCTTTAAAAACTTTGTCTTAGACGGATCACCAAAGGTTAAACCGGGACTAATGTACTTAAACCGATAGGTCTCGCCTTCGTCTAAGTAAGTGTCGTACTCACCTATACCTGACGTTGTTCCTGTGTACAAAGTTCCGTCTGTAGGCTTACGCTCCCATGTTTCAAACTTTGATCCGGGCCACACAGTAGCCCTAAAAGATCCGTTCTCTAGTCTACCCCGTAGATCAAAACACAGCGTCGTGTTCTCAGCAGGAAACGTAATTAAATAAAACGAGTTTTCCGGACTGTACACAGACGCAGTAGGCGCAGCCCTGTTAGCAATTAACGCAGTCAACTGACTCTGTATGTTTCTACTCAAGTCAGAAATAGGTAAAGACTTCTCTTGTATCGCTCGTCCTAAACTACGCAGTCCGTTTTCTGACATAAACAAAACGTCAGTGCCTATGTACTGCACAGAGTTTCTACAGATGCAGCCTAGTCCTGCAACAGTATCCGTAAGCGCCATGTTTGCTGGAGAGTTAGCACCGCCGTAGACAATAATGCTGTGCCTACCAAAGATAATCAACGAGTTGTTGTGGGCTGCTAATGCGCGTACTTCATCGAACCCGTCAGGCCACGCTTTCTCTACGTTAATAGAACCACTAGAACCACCTGTCCAGTCTGAGCCTATCAGCAAGTCAGACCAGTAAATTGTGTTGTTATCAGTAGCAGTGCCTACGCACCACAGCCTACCAAAAGCTGCCAGCGCCTCGTGACAGTACTGAGCAGAAGACACGGACGCACCAGCAACAGAAGACATCTTTGTAACCGCACCAAGTGCATTGGTGTAAACAAGAGGTTCGTAACCACGTTGGAAGAAATAAGCACCGTCGTTAAAGTTTACAATCTTCCAGTTGTTGTCAGTAATAGAGTACGCTGCAGGAGTTTCATCAGCAAGTGTCCCTATGCCTGACAATATCTTGTTGTTTCCTGTGCTGAACAGTTTGTTGTTACCAGCAGAGTCGTAGAAGTAATGAATGTTGTGGATGCGGTCTGATCCTAACTCTGTGGCGTCAGTCGTTAATACGTTTATTCCTTTACGCGCACCGAGACGTCCACGTTTGTCGATGATTGCGTTGTCAGCAATTTCAGCAAACGAAGGATCTTGAGCCAGCGGAGAATCTTCTGTGTTGATTCCTTTAAACGCTGGCGCTACTAGATTAATGCTTTGTAGTGGCTGAGACATTACGGTGTATACCAAACAGTTTGATCGGGAACTTTCTGTGCATCCAGTGCAACAGCGTCAGACAGATACTTGTCAGCTATAGCAAAGTATTCTGGTGTTGACGTACCTCCTGTTTCTCCACGTTCTCGTGCCAGCATAGCAATCGCCAAGTGAATAACAGGAGCAGAAGGAATTACGAGGTTGTCTGCGTTGTTTACAAGATCATCGTTACGAATAACGGCGTTAATCCTAATAGAGTAGACAGCATCAGGCTTAGGGTAAACACTGATCTGAGTGTCGCCGTTGCT